TTTGGTGTATGGTCTTTGTTCCAATGTTTACCAATAGATGCTACACTAAAATAAGTACAAGGTGGACTTGCCCATATTAAATCAGGTTTAAATGGAACTTTAGATATATCAAATTCTAGTATATCAACAGAGTAATCAATATTAGGAAATTCTTTATAATCAGATGAGAAAGTTTCATAACCTAAATTTTTAGCTTCTCTTGTGAATGTGCAGCTTCCTGCAAATAATTCTAATACTTTCATTTGTTAAAACTCATTTAAATATCTATTCTCTATTTCCCAGTTGCCTGCATAGAGTTCAAAGGTAGTACCATCCTTTCTTGTTCTGATCGTACCTTTAGGGTAATAGTTACCCTTTTCTTTAAATTCTTCTTTGGTTACCCATCCACACACTGTAAGAACTTTAGTAAATCTATTTATAGATGCGAATATAAATGCATCAGCTATATATCCTATTTGTGTGTCTAGAACATTATTCACATAGTAATCTTTAGGATCTACTTTTCTTTCCATGCACTTGACATCTGCCTTGTAACCATTCCATTCAATATCATATCCTCCATCAAATCCTCCTAGTCCATCCATAAGGTCTATTCCTAAATGGTCTCTTATGGTGTTTTCTCCTACTATTCCTATGTATTGGTTTCTCTTGTTGCCATCTGCGAATCCTCTCATACCGAAGTTAGTTCTCTCTACCAACTTTTTACTGTAGGTGATTATTTCTTCGTTAAGAGATATTTGCAACATTAGTCTAACAAGTTTCCGTTTTCATATTTTCTTTTAAGTTCTTCGTATTGCTTTTTAAGCATAAGATAATTATCTACTAACATCTCTAGATTGTATTCTAGTTTTTTATCTAGCTTTTCATAACCCAGATACTTTGTAAACTTTTCTTTTATTTTATTATAGGTGTTTAGTAATCCTTCATCTTGCTTTAACCAATATGGAAAAGCTTCTGAAGCATGCAATACTGTTGCGTGGTTTTTGTTTACTGTTTTCCCTATTTTTAAATAAGTCATATTAGTATACTTACGTAGGAGTTTGTAATATATTCCTCTTGCTTCAACAAAGTCTCTGTCTCTACAGATTAAAACTTCTTTGTTTTCTAAATCAATATTAGTCTCTTCCCTTATTATTTTTTTTAGTTCTGATGTAATCATAGTTGTAATATTTGTTTTCGTTTATTGCTTTTAATATTCCAGCACACGCTTCATAGTTTTCTAAAGTCTCATAAAGCTTTATAGCATTTTCAAGTTCTTTTTCTGTTGAACCAGCTGCTAAATCCATTAGTGCCATTAGATAATACTTTTCTATTTCATCATTGTAGAGTTCCTCGTAATACATATTCATTTAATTCTGATTCTCTTTTTACAAAGTATTCTTCAAATGTTTTAATTGCTCCTTCTAATTTCTCTTTACCAGATAAGTAAAAACTTTCTTTTGCATCCCACATACCCAGATCTCCTTTTGCTTTATCTATTGCAAAGAAATAAAACTTATCATAAGATACATTAAATAATTCACAATAAATATAAAGCTGCACGTCATAAGAATATTTCTTGGCTGAATAAGGAAATGCTTTTACATCTGCTGTTGTTTTTAAATCTGCTATAAACCCATCTCCTAAAATATCTGCCTTACCTCTGAAGGGATAACCATGTAACATTCCAATAGCTGGTATCTCAAACTTTGCTCCTCTTGTCATCCTTTGCCACAAATCATTCTGTAGTAAAGCATCTACTGTATACATTGCTTTGTCATAGTCTTTTCTTGTATATACAAATTCGTCTGATCCTACTTCTGCTACTTTCTCTGTATATTTTTTTGTTCTTGCTGATTGTACTTCTACTATGTGTACAAGATTATCTACCTTATCTGGTTCTAATGCTGCTAAATGTATAAGCCTTCCTGCTTTAAAAGCTGGGTTGTCTGACTTAAAGTTTAAACTTCTAGCATACGCTTTAGGACTGTCCATTAAATATTTTATAGAAGAAGAACTTAAAGCTGTTCTTCCTAGTTCTCCATAGTAAAACTTATCGTCATCCATTTTAGGAATTAGATCTTCTGGTGAATATTGTTTTCCGTTAAGTAATGTTATTGTATTATTCATAGTGTGTACAAATATATTTTATTTGTGAAGGATATAATTTAAACCATTCCCCTCTTATGTTTTGTTCTTTATATTTATAATGTAATTCTTTTTCTAAATCTTTTTTAAATTGTTTAATTAATTTTAAAGTAGGTTTTTCTGCTTGTAATGTTTTCTCTCTATTCTCTGGGTTTGAAGACTTGCCTATTTTATAAGCAGACGAACCATCTTCGTATTTTATATTTTCGTCTTTTAATATATAACAAAATTGTTTTTTTTGATTTTTTGTTTTTCTAGGAAACATTTTATCATAATTGATTTGTTCTAATCTTGCATTCTCTTGCTCTAACCAAATTGTGTATTCCTTATTTTTAATCTTTTCTTTTCTTGCTTTAGTGTATATTAAATTCCTTATGTAATTATCTGAAAATAAATCTTCAACAAACTCATCCATATTATGAAGATGAGGTCTAATACCTAAATATGTTTTGGTCCAAAATCTTTTACCTTTAAAATCTTCTGCATCACGAACCATATCTAAATAATGAGCTCTATGTCCTTCATAATAATGTTCATAATAATAAGAACATCCATCTTTAGCCACAACCCAAGTCTTACACGTATAAAATTTATCTCTATCATCAAAATATTCATCTCCCCAATCAAAGATTCTCTCATCAAGTTCTTCTCTTATTGTTTCCTTTACTTCTTCTTCATTGCCATCATCATAAACTATTTTTTTGGTAATGTATCCAAAATTATCTTCAAATAATTTATTATAAGCATCCTTAAAATCTTTTATGGATTGACCATATGCTTCCCCTTCTCTTGTTTGATAAGGCAATTCTATTCTTTTATTATCCCATCCTCTATCTTGATTGTATTCTATTATAATACCCTCCTCGTGTAAATGTATCGTATGTTTCATTCTCCTTTTTCTAATTGATCTTCTAATGCTGCAAGAGCTCTCCATGCTACCTTACCTAGATGTAACATTCCATCATCATCTATAGGCTCTGTAGTATGGTCTATTAGGTGTCTTGTTAAAGCATCTAATTGGTCTGTTGATTTACTCTTATCCCAATGCAGAGGTTTGTCAGGATGATGTTGCTGGTTTCCTATGTAACTAATCTTTGATACATATTTAAGTGCTCTAGGAAAATACTTCAACACTCCAGTAAATACTGGCATTTCTTTTCTTTCTTTATGCTTACTCATAGTCCTAGCTTTTTTGCCTTATTATATTTTATAACAATCTTATTAGCTTCATTGAGTTCTGTCTCTACTCTTCTTGCTCTTTTAAGAGCTCTTATCTTGTCTGATCTATATGACTCTATAGTTTTTTCATATGTTCTTCTCTCGTATTCAAGATGTGCAACATAAATTCCTATCTCTGCTAAACAACCTTTGCATTCTTTTATCTCTTCGTTGCTTGATTCTTTACCCCACTTCATTAATTTATTTCCTAAAGTCTGGTAGTTTGTAACGTATTCTAGTTCTTTGATTAATTCCATTTTATTTGTATTCATTGTAAATTGCTTCTAGTTTATTATACACTTGTCCAACAAAGCAAGGACTACAATTAGTAAGTTTCTTTGTGTCTTTAAAAACTCTATTGTATATCTCTAACATTTTTGGTGCGTATTCTGTTATATTGTTCTTTTTTTCTTCAAATATATTTTTAAGATACAAAAATTCTTGTTCTGTAAAAAGCTCTGGCATTTTATATGGAAACAATTCATTGAGTTTCTTTTTTCTTTTATCACATCCACAGTCTGCATCTAATGCTTCTGCTACAGTATCTACAACTTTTTTTATTCCTGTTGCTTTAGTTATTTTCTCAACTGTGTCGCCAAATCCTTTAGCGGCTACTTTTTGTTGATATTCAAAATTGGCTTTAAATTTATTATAATCGTTCATAATCTTCGTTTTTGTAATCTTCGTAATCTTCTTTTAATTTATCTTTTAATATATTTTTTGCATTCTTTAATGTATTAAATATACTTACCCAACTTATTTTTGTTTCTGCTGCAATCTTTCTAATACTCATATTTGTATCTCTATATAAAACAAAAAGCTTTTTATCATACCAATGCCAGTCCTCTATTTCCTCATCTATTTTTTCACAAATATAATTATATGCTTCTTGTTCTCTCAAATCTGTTTTATCATCTAACTGAAGTACTCCATCATCAATAGAAACTTTCCTAACTTTTCGCTTACTATTATAGTATAAGTAGTAAGTAGTCCGT